AAAACCGATGAGGAGTATTACCAAGAATTAGAAAAACTAGCTGGCGACAGGGATATCAGCGCTGTGATCGTGGACCCTTCGGCGGCTTCTTTTATTACCACGATTCGCCGGCACGGGCGGTTCTCTGTCCGGAAGGCTCGTAATGAAGTACTTCCGGGAATCCGAATGACGGCAACCATGCTGAAAACCGGGCTGATCAAAATCGGTGCAGATTGCAAGGATGCGATCCGAGAATTTGGACTTTACCGGTGGGACGATAAGGGCGAGGTCGATAAGCCGATAAAGGAAAACGACCATGCAATGGACGATATCCGTTATTTTTGCGCTACGGTTATGCGCCGGCACATGAGAGGAATGGAAGATGATCAGGAAGATTAAACAATGGCTATACACCCGGTTCTTGGATGTGTGGCTTAAAGAAACGCTGCTGGCAGAAAACCGGGCTTTGCAGAAAGAGGTCGCCGATATCCGGGCAGAGCTCGCAAAGAAGGAAGCATACATCGAGGGACTGATGACCGGCATCCGAAATCAGCGCCGCATCGTTATTAACACCGGGGAGGGTAAGAAATGAGTGGATTTAATGCGCTTCTGAAGAACGCAGCGGGTTACGCGATGGCCTTCGGGGCGATCGATATCACATCAGACCGGATGCGTCAAGCGATCCCGGAATGGTTTGATTTGTATTTTCAGGACAAACCTTGCGAGGGAGGAGATCCTTGCCAGCGGATTCCGTACACTGTTGTACAGAAGCTGACAAAGACAGCCTTTTCGGAATACAATGCAGTCAGCTCTGCTGGCAAAGATGATTTTGCCAATGGTTTGCTGGAAGCGTTGGATGAAAAACGCAAGGAAGCCATGCAGATGGCGTTAATCGGTGGAGAAAGCCTCTTGAAGCCGGTTCCTGATGCGAAGGGCTTCCGGTTTGCTGTAATCCCCAGGTACAATGTTCTGGTGTTTGGAAGAAATGCCCAAGGAAACATTACCGACATGGGCACTGCCGAGGTCACGGCGCAGGATAAGTTTTACTACACACTGCTGGAACGCAGAACGGTAGATGAAAACGGGTATTTGACAATCCGCAATCGTCTGTATCGGTCTTACAGCAAAGAGACATTGGGGCAACAGGTGCGGTTGAACAGCCTGCCGCAGTATGCTGACTTGCAGGAAGAATATACTTTTACCAAGCCTGTGGGATCTGTCGGTCTGGTTGACGTGAAGACGCCCATGGTTAACTGTGTAGACGGCTCTGCTGACCCTGTGTCCGTATATGCTGCAGCGGTTGGATTGATTCGTAATATCAACAGGAACGAAGCTCAGCTCAATGGTGAATTTGAGCGCGGCGAGAGCCGGATCATCGTCAGCCAGGACATGCTTGCTAAGACAAAGGACGGTCAGAGAGGGCTGAAAGACCACGTGTTTGTGGGCCTGGATGAAGATCCCGAAACAGCGGGCATTACAATTTTCTCCCCCGCATTGCGGGAGGCGTCTTTCCTTGCGCGGAAGCAGGAGTATTTGCGGAACGTAGAGAACGTGATCGGCTTGAAGCGCGGCTTACTTTCCGAAGTGGAAGCAGCAGAGCGGACGGCTACAGAGATCACCTCCAGTGCCGGCGACTACAACCTGACAGTTATCGACTTTCAGGGGATGTGGGAAAAGGCAGTCCGGGATGCTATGCAGTTGTGTAGCGTTCTGGGTCAGCTCTACAAAGTCGAAGGCGCCCATGAGATAGCAGAGGATGCAATCGTTATTAACTGGGGCAACGGAGTTCTCTATGACGAGGAAAAGACCTGGACCGACTATAAGGATATGGTAGCTAAGGGGCTTCTGAAGCCTGAGATCGCAATGGGCTGGCGGTTCAATATGCCTACGAAGACAGAAGCAGATCTGCAAAAGATTCGCCAGCAGCTTATGCCCGTGGCGGTAGAAGAGGTTGAATAATGCTGACTGCGGATCAGATCGATGTACTGCGAGATCGATCGGGGCAGCTGCTGGACCCGGTAGTGGAATTTTTGATCGAAGACATCGCCGAGCGAGTTTCCGAAGCAGGTCAATTGACCGGCACAGCGGCATACGAAGTGTGGCGAGCTCAAAATCTTGGCTTATCTCAAAAGAAGTTGAAAAAAGAACTTCAAAAGCGCCTGGACCTTTCGCTTTCGGAAGTCGAGGATCTTTTAACGCAGGCAGCAGAGACCGGATATAACTTCGATCTCTCCCGGTTGCCTACAAGCCACGCAATTCCGTTTGCAGAGAATACCAGTCTGCAGCAGGTCGTTAACGCAGCAGTACAGCTTGCCAAAGAAGACCTGACCAACCTGACCCAGACCATGGGCTTTGTGGGCTCGGACGGAAAAGTACGAGAAATCACCAAAGCTTATCAACAGGCTTGTGATTTCGCCTTTGAGAAGGTGTTCACCGGCGCGCAGGATTACACTTCTGCAATCCGTGATGCCACCAAAGGTCTGGCTGAAAAAGGTATCCGGTTTATAGACTACGAATCAGGCGAACATACCTCTATGGAAGCCGCAGTGCGGCGGAATATCATGGGCGGCTTGGGCATTATGCAAAACCAGATCAGCCGGCAGAACCATGACGATCTCGGTTGTGACGGTTGGGAGATCTCAGCCCATCACGGCAGCGCTCCGGACCATGAGCCGTACCAAGGAAAGCAATATCCGGATGCGGAATATCAGCGCCTGAACGGCAGTCTGGTCCGTCCTATTGGCGAATTAGGCTGTGGGCACTCCGCGTTCCCTATCATCCTGGGTGTAAACAGCCCGCAGTATACCCCGGAAGAGCTGGGAGCCATGCGGCAGGAAAACGAAGAGGGCGTTACCTTCGATGGGAAGCACTATACGCTGTATGAAGCTACCCAGCGGCAGAGAAAGTTTGAGAAATCTATCCGGGATCGGAAACGCAGAATCCTGATCGATGAAACTATAGGCGATAAGGACAAGCTACAGACCGACCAGATCCGGCTGCAGGTCCTGAAGCAGGAATACGCCAGATTTTCTAAAGGTGTGGGACTGCCTATGCAGCACAGCCGGATGGAGACTGCCGGTTTTGACTGGAAGAAGGGCGGTTCTGCAGAAAAAATCATCGATAGAAAATTCAAGGAAATACTTGAAAAAGCCAAGAAAGGTGATAGAATAGACTTAGACGAGAACATGGAAAGGATAATTGCTGGGAAGTCTTTTGAAGAGATACAGCCATTGCGACAAAAACTTTCCGATAGAGCAGCTCGAAGATGGTATAATGCACAAGATGCAATGATACCATCCTTTATAGATCGTACGCTGGATCTGGAGGGGCAAGCGCGACAAGCGTGTGACCTCCGCAACCAAAATCGTACAAACGCGCGAGAACTGATGCGTGATTTGAAAAAGCGAAAGCGGCTTGACCGGGATGATCCGAATAAAACCTTTGAAGAGCTTATTGCTGATAAGATGCAGAGAAAGGGTCTTACTCGTGAAGAAGCAATGAAGGATATTATTGATACGGCGTCGAAAACCAGAAAATCAGTTAATAAGCTATTAGGATTGGAGTGATGGTATGTTTGAGTACAATATTTGCAATCAGGCCGACGCTAAACTCTTTAAGCGGCAGTGCTGTGCTTTGGAATCGAATATTCCTAGCCTCCAAGCATCTGATCTTTTAGAGGATGTAGATGGAACGTTGATTCAAACATATCATCATCACAACGGGACGATCAAAGTGAAAAATGATATGCAGGTCGATGCTCTCTATGTTACATCAGAATTTGATCTGACCCCGTATTTCAGTTAACCACCAACCGATCTGGCTGGTGGTTTTTCTATGCCCTAACGTGCATGTTTCTCTCAAATATGTTTGTTACGACCCATAATAGGGCGTTTTTGGCATCGATAGAAGCATTTATGTTTGCTACGGAGGTTTTATGTATGAAGAAAATCTTATCCTAAGTCAGATCGAGGAGCTGGTGGACAAACTGCCATATAGATCGGTGAAGATCGAAGTGGAGCTGACGGATAAAACCCTGACGCTTACAAAAGACCGGCAAAGACCGATCGGCTTCGCAACTGACAGTAATTAAAAAAGAAGTCAAAAATTTTTAGTTAAAGTGAAAATTTCACTTGTTAGTTAAGAAGCTTTTAATTAAGTGAATGCCTTGTTGATTTGAGCAGATGTTCTACACTTTAGAACACCTGCTTTTTTCATACCCAAATTTTGCCGTGGCGGGCGTAAAAACGCTGACCGAAGGAGAGGCGACCTCCGTGATCAAAGCGTATCGGAGAAAGGAAACCCTATGAAACGCGAATTTTTGCAGAATCTCAAGGTGGGCGAGGAAGCTCTTCCCAAAGAGGTCATCGATGCCATCATGGCAGAGAACGGCAGGGACATTACTGCAGCCAAGGAAGCCGCGGTAAAGCCTTATGCCGACTATGATGCTATCAAGGAAGAGAGAGACAACCTGAAAGCTAAGCAGGGCGATTCCACAGTGGACGGCAAGACTGCCCAGCAGTGGAAGGAAGCCCATGACCAGGCTGTTGCCGACCACAAAAAGGAGCTGGAGGGCGTCAACTTCCAGCATGTTCTGGAAGCGGCTATCACCGGTGCCAAGGGCAAGAATGCCAAGGCGATCACTGCTCTGCTGGATGTGGAAGCCCTGAGAGGAAGCGAAGACCAGCCCAAAGCAATCAATGCCGCTCTGGAGGCCCTGAAGAAGGATAGCGGCTACCTCTTCGATGGAGAGGGAACACCTCCCCCTTATTCCCGGGGTGCGGGAACACAAATCACATCTCCTGCAGGCGCAGCCAATTCTTTGGCGGGCGCACTGAAAGAGAAATATTCCAAATAACTGAAAGGATGAATTAACTTATGGCAATTACTTTGGCAGAAGCAAAGGTCGGCATGGCCGACAAGGTAGATCAGCAGGTTATCGATATGTTCCGGCGCAGCTCCCTGCTGCTGGATAACCTGACCTTCGACAACTGCATTTCCCCCGGTACCGGCGGCTCTACGCTGGCATACGGCTATGTGCAGCTGAAGACCCCCTCCACCGCGGCGGTCCGTACCATCAATGCCGAGTACACCCCCGGCGAAGCAAAACGGGAGAAGAAGACCACCAACGCCATCATCATGGGCGGCTCCTTCCAGGTGGACCGTGTGCTGCAGAACACTGCCGGCGCGGTCGAT